AGGGCAAACTTGTCACAAAAGAACAGCAAATGTCGAAGGGGCAAACTGGTGCTTTTCTTGGTTATACGGAAGAAGGCGAAGATATCGCCGCAAATCTGCTTAAAGAAATTGATGAAACAGGATCGTTGAAGTTTACAAAAGGTCCAGAGCGGACACAGAATATCAATGCGGCCGCCCAGGAACAAAGTTTTGAGTTGTTGCGTCAACTTAATTACAACAATGCTTTGATGCAGCGTCGTATTAAGGCTGTTTTGGATACTCCACTTGAACGCAAATCGGTTCAAAGACTTTTAGATGAAATTAGATTGCTTGATGAAATCAAGAAATTTAAGATCGATATTGATGGTGTGCAGATTTCTCGTGCCTTGCGTGAGCGCAAAGCACAGCTTAACAGGCTTGTGCCGAAAGAAGAATACATTCTTGACACCACTGGACTTAGTGACGAAAGCGCAAAGTTCCTTAAGGGATGGGAATCAAAAACCAAAAAGGTTGCACGATCAAAGACTTACAAGCAACCGAAAAATGACAACATGGAAAACGTCTTGGAACGCATTATTAGGTCGCAAGACGAACCAAGGGGCGAGTTCGATCCAGATGGCGGTTACGGTCTTACCGACTACATTGAAAACGCAGAAGAAAGAGCAGTGCGAGAAGGCATCTACCGTAATCCAGATGGGTCAATATCGATCTGGAGACAAACTGGCCTACAGGCTAAACCAACCCCAGAAGCCGTCAAACAACGACTTTTAGAAACTGTGCCAACACCGCTAACACCAGAACTCAGAACACCATCTGGCATCAATGAAGAAGGTCTGAGACTGCTGGAAAACGACCTCAAAAAGGTCGCCAACACCTCTGATGTGGGCGCAAGACAGGCTGAGCTCGACAGAGCAAGGGCTGTCGTACGGAACTTGGAAGCACAATACGATCAGGCTGCAGCAGTAATTAACGCCGGCGAACCAGAAGCATTGACCAATGTCCAAGAAGGTTTGGACCTCCTTGAACAAACAATTGAAGCACTGAAGAATAATATTGAAATCAACAATATTAGCTCTGGTGACTTGGCAACTGTCAGCAAGCGAAGCGGAGATATTTACAACTCCCTAAAGATGGTCCAAGAAAGGCTGAAAGAAGCACGCAAAGTCGCTGAATACTTGGGCGACAAGAAATCCATGGACCTCATTGACAAGATCATTCTGTCGCAAGTTGAAGCAGAACGACAGTTCTTTGAAACATTTGCACAGTTTGGTCAAGCAAAATTTGACAATCAAATGCTTGGTGCAGCAGAAGCAATGATCTCATCCGGTGGTAAACTTCTCCAAGACGGAAGAATTGCACTCCCATCTGGAGTGATTGTAGATGGTGTACCACCAGAAATGGTTGCTGACGGCATTAGGCAATCAATGAGTACTTTTGCTGGATGGAAAGAACTTGGGACATTTTATCCACAGTTGCAGGGTTCACCAGAATTTATGCAACTTTGGGAAGCCGGATCACGTATGCAATCCCCAGAATGGGTACGTAAACTTGCCTACTATGTTGGACCTTATACGAAAGCTTGGAAAGCTTTCGCAGTTCTTTCACCAGGATTCCACGTACGCAACGCTATCGCAAACGCAGTTACGTACACATTGGCTGACGGAAACATGGACAACCTGATAACCATCACCCCAATTTATGCGGCATGGACGAAAGCCAAACGAGCAGGAACAAGCTGGGCAGAATTCTTGCGAAGTTCAGCAGTTCCACAAGAACTCGTACCAGCTTTGCAAACGGCACGCCTCGGCATGCTTGGATCGGGTGGAGGTATCTTCTCCGAAACCTTCAAAGAAGCAACCAGCGGAAAGTTTGGTGCACGCATTTATGATAACTGGCTGATCAGAAAGAACCAAGCAATCGGTCAGGCAGCAGACAACTACATGCGATTTGCATTAGCATTCGATACCGCCGTGAAAGGCGGCGACGTTGGTCTAGCACAAATTAGAGTAAAACGATTCTACTTCGACTACGAAGACCTCTCACAGTTTGATGAGGTCATGCGACAAATTGTACCGTTTTGGTTGTGGACCAGCCGAAACCTTACAATGCAAATCCAAAACATGTGGCTAAATCCACGACCATACTTGATCTACGAATCTTTCAAACGGAACTTTGGTGATAACGAAACGCCACTTCCACCATTCGTAAAAGAATTGGGCGGCTTCAGATTGCCATTCGGCACAGGCATGTACCTGATGCCAGACATTGGATTTAACCGAATTGGCAAAGATCTAGAAGCATTCTACAATCCAGTAGAGTTCCTGAACAAAGCCAATCCGTTGATTAAGATCCCAGCCGAACAGGCAATGGGAGCAAGCGCATTCACCGGAACAGAATTCAAGACACCACAAGACAGGCTTGCAGCAATCCTTAGGGCAGGTGTTCCACCCGTAGGCCAAGGAGAAAGACTGTTCGGTAAAGAAGGCTTGTCACAACTCAACGCTTGGCTCGGCTACCTTGGATCACCAGTACGTAAATACAACTAGGAGAACACATGGCAAAGCGACCCTACACGGGCAACAAAGACGGCGCAGCCAAAGGCTTGCGCCCAGGCATGAAAGTATTTATTGAAGAAGTAATCAAGCTTGGCAACGGCGCACTCTGGAACAACGGCGACTGGGGCGTACGCCCAATGAGAGGGAAAGAAACTCTAAGTGTCCACGCAACAGGTCGAGCTGTTGACCTAAGTTACAGGCACCTACCCGAAAAGAAAAAAGGAAAAAAGAACGGCCGACCCGACGCTATTAGAGTATTAAAAATATTGCAAGCTAACGCAGATCTGTTAGGCATCGAAGCAATGTTTGATTATTTTCCGAAGCCGTGGGGTAGAGCCTGGATGTGTACTAGGGATGCTTGGTCTAAATATCGGACCGAAACAATTCACGGGGCACCTGGTGGAGATTGGATACATCTAGAGGTCTCCCCTGAAATGGCCGATGACCCGAAGAAGGTGCGTGAGGCGTTTCAGAAACTGGTGATTCCTTCTGGTCCCTTGACGGAATAACCACCTCAGGCTGATCCAAAATATAAACATTCAAAACCATTCCGACAGGAATGTGAACGGGCATACCCACAGTTTTAGGATCATCAACTTCATCAGGCATATACGAACCAACAATGGTCATATAACCATCAAGACAGTTCTCCCAAAGCCACCCGACAGTAACCACAGTACATTGCTCTGGCTCATACGTCTTTACTTCTGTCCAGCCGTTTTCGCCATCATACGCATCCTGCCAATGAATGGCGACAAGAGGCCAAGTCGATTTAATCTTCATACGGATTGATACCCTCCTCGTGCAAATGCATCTCAATCGTAGCAATAATACCCGACATAAACGAACCAACCTTAACCCAAGAATTCTTGTCGCCGTAAAGAGCCTCACGCCAATAACGACACAAATCAATAGCCGACTGATTATCAGAATTCAAAACAATACTGATGCCACCCGACATATGATACTCGAGCTTGGAAGCAGCATCATTCATACGCTCAACCTCATCCTTGGGGATGATGTTGTAAATCCAGTCGTCAGACATTCTTCTTCCTTGCTTTCTGATTTCTAACATATACGTACCCCGGGGGAAGACCGTTCGATGAAATGCCCTGACCCACATCCACACTGCCAAACGCAGCTGCAAGAACTTCAGCAACTTCTTCCACGCTGACCGAAACATCAAAACCCACTGTGATCTGTCTCATCTTCATCTAAATTCAATCTTTCACGAATAAACTCATTAGCCTCAAGAAGAACCCCAAGCCTAGCGTAAGCAGCATTACGCAAACGCCAAGCATGCGGCTTGGAAACACCAAGACGCTTACCCAGAGCCTCCAAAGAAATCATCTCAGAATTAACCGCATCAATAATGAAACGATCCTGCTCAGACAACTGCTCAATACAGCTAGCAACAGCCTCCCGAAGAGGCTGGATTTCTTGCAAGGACTCTTCAGGCTCCTCAAGGATGCCAGCCATCATCAACGCCTCAATGGGCGTTTCTGGCCTCCTGTACCCACGGAACGACTCTGCGTGGGACGGAGTAATGCTGACGTCTCTATTCCTCAAGTTTTACAATTTTGCACTTATCGATTGGTATTTCGAAGAAGGTTTCACCTTCCGTATAAATAGTGTTCTTCGTTACAACAGACTTGAAATCCTCACCATCAACAAGAAGAACATGTGTTCGCTCATGGTTCAACATGGCGAAATAAACCATCTCGTGCGTCTTCAAAAACTTGAACTTACGAGAAGCAAAATGCACAGTCTTAAACGGGAAAACTGGACCACGCCAATTATGTTTAACCTCAACCTCAATACCGGTATCCGGCATACCCCAATCAGTCAAAATATCAATACCAAACTGATCAGGATTTAACTCCGCTTTTGCCCCTTGTGAGCGCAACCACTCAATGATCTGATATTTAGCCGAATCATCGGCCTCGTAAAGATTGCGATCAAACGGCTTCGAAGAAGGCTTCATGCTGTCATGTGCTCCATCTTCTCTGCAATTTGCGCATAGCACCACAAATACCCTGCGGCATCAATGACACTATCCACATGCAAAAGATCTTTGCGATAGTTGTTTTGCAAACGAGCAAGCTTCACCGAAACCATGAACATTGCACCTTGGGCAGGAGTTAACTCCACACCCGAAAAAGCACGAAAAATATCAACCACCCGAGAATAGTCATCAAACGGATGATTGTATTCTTCACGACGCTGCCCGTGGGTCAGCTCGTGAGCCTTAAGCAAAACCTCATCAATCTGCCTAGACATTACTCCTCGTCGCTGAGGGCCATATACTCTGCGCCACTCATCTTCAGAACACGGCCATCTGGCTCGATAGCAACCCAGGTTGGTGCATCCGGATCGCAAGTGCATCCGGACAACTTCTTTGGGTCATGAGTAACCAAGAAATTACAACGTAAACAAACAAGAGCATGAATCATATTAAGCTTTCTCTGCGAACAGAACAACAATCTGCTTATCATCAGAATACGCCACACCATTCAACGCATCCAAAACAGACTTAACGTAATTATCAATATCACCACGCAACCGCTTAACCGGCTGCTCAACTTCAGGATTCGGCTGAACACGCTCAATCTCCAACTCAATCTGATCATGCACAAAACGCAACCGAACAGCCAAATCACCCTCAGCAAACAACGGACCCTTATACATCTCAGCAATAGCAGCTTCATGCAAAGCCGTAGTCTTTGGTGTGTACGCAAAACCACGCTTTGATATTCTCGGGCGTTGCTTCGCCCGGGGACGAATCTTGAAAATCTGGTTGTACTTAAACTTCTTCACGGACGAAACCCTTCCGACATAGGAACATCAGAACCATAACACGTCTCAACAATCTTAGTCAACTGTTCAACAGCATCCTCACGACCATGAAACTTACCCCACCTACGATCTGCGCCCACAAGCAAATTATAGGCATGATTGATCGGGGTGCCATGCTCACGCATCAAATGAACTAGACGCACAAGCGTGTTCGAGCGGTCAGAACCCGGTAACGGGCCATGCCACCAAATGTTAGCAATATACGCATTAATATGCTTGAAAGATTCCTGAAGGTCGGGGGGCAAACCCTGAGGAACCTCAACCTTGCGACGCTGAACCTTAGACATTTCAGCCAAAGGAAATAAATCAATATTGCTGGCACGATGCGCATACGCATGATCAAGAAACTCTTCCAAAGGAAGAGGATTATCATTAGCGTCCAACATAAACCTGTTCTCCGGAATGCCATTACAGCCACCCGGATAAGGCAAACGAACATAGTTACCCAAACCCGAACAAATCTCTTGCTTAGGATTAACCTCCTTGGCAGGAAGATTGATCACTTGGTGGGCAGCCAGGAACGCACGACGCATAATCCAAGCCGGCACCCAATCATCAGCAAAAACCCAAACATGATAACCACGTCGAGTTTTCTCAACATAAGAAACAACACCCTTCAAAAAGAAAGCCGTCTGAAGATTACGTGCCGAATCAAGATCATCAACATCAATATCCGAACAACCCCACTTGACAGTGGAGTCGTCAAGCAACGGATAAACCCCGAAATAGAAATCGCCATTCAAATGTGAGGCGAACATATCCGAAGTCACCGAAGCCTTGACAGACCCACCATCCCAAGTGCCGTACGCATCCGTACGACCGTCAAAAAGCTCAGAAAATAAATCAACCGAACTAGAAAGATTGCTCATAAAAATTACCCTGCTGATACTGCGTCGGCAAAGCACCACTAAGATCAGTCAACCGACCCGTAGCGGTATCCAACTCGAAATCAATATCATCAACAAGCTGACCAGCTGGACGCTTATTCTTCAACAAAGAAACCGTCACAGTAAACTCATGAATCCTGGCTTCGCTACGCAAATAATCCAAACGATCCTGAGCACGCTCAGAATGCGAACGATCAAGCTTCTCAATCAACTCATTGATCTCCGCAGCAATCTGATACTTCTTACGACGAACACCAATAATACTAGTAGCCTGCTGTTCACCACCGTACGAACCCGAAGACATAGTCAACTTTGCACCATCAGCACCAGCAGTACGAGACGTCTGATGCAACACAAGCATCGGAATATCGTGACGCCGACCAAAACCCTTCAAGAAAGTAGCCTTATCCGGAACAGTTTCACCAGCCTCAACCAAATCCAAATAGTCAACAACAACCAGCTCAGGCACCCGACCCCAAACATCACAAACCTCGTTATAAGCACGCTCCATATCCGAAGCAGCCAAAGGCTGATCAAACACAGCAAGATTCGGGAAATCCTCTTCAGCCGTACGACGCAACAACCTAATCGCATCAGCATCATCAGCAGCCACCCGAGCCTCAAGTTCACGAGCATCAATACGATGCTGAATACAAGTCAACTTAGTCAACACAAGCTGACGAGGCTCATCAGGAATGAACATCGCAATATGCTTATCACGATTATGACGCAACGCATGCATCAACAACAACGTCTTGCCACCATGAGCGAACCCGAGCATCATCGCAATTTCACCAGGCGCAATACCACGCAACTCCGCATCAATTCGAGGAATACCCAAATGAATACGTTCCTGCGGAGACTGAGCCCAACGAACAAACGAATCCGCAGCATCAGCTAACGGAGAATACATCCGATACTCAGGTTCAGGTGGGGAAGCGGACTTCCCCACCAAATCCCAGCCGGCAGCAATATCTTCCGGCGACAAACGCATTACTTAGACCGAGGCGGCCAGTAAGCCTTCTCACCCTCAACAGCCTTGAAGTGAGGACGCTTAGGATTCTTATCAAGCGAATCACGGTTGTCATAAATCTTCGTGACACCATCACGCTTACAAGCCTTAATCAACCAATCCGGAAGATCACCATGCTGCTTACCAACAACACGAATATCGCCACCCGAAGAAGAAACCTCAGTAGCACCAAACGCCTCACGCATCATATTCACAGCCTGAGCATTCTGATCCTGCGAACCCTGCGGAGAACCATAAATGGTGTCCAACATGATCTCAGAAACCGACCCGAAAATGTTTGCAAACTCACCAATGCGAGCATCAACAGTCAACGACTTATCAGTCATATCAGCTGCGATCTTCGCACAAACCTGCATAATAATTGCTCTGTCCTTATCCATTACGCCTCCTCGACGCTAGTGGAGCCTTTGATGTGCGCTCCTTTACACATTGACCAAACTGGACACCACCTATCAGAACACAGGAAGTGCTGGTCGTTTATCAGCCAGCGTTCATCTGGCAAATAAATCTTACTAAGAAGAATACCATTAATCAAGGCTTGAGCCTGCTGAATAACCCAAGAACCATGACCCTCAGTACGCTTCACCGAAACAACCTGACCCGAAGACGAAGCATTACGAATCATCACACCAAACGAAAAATTCGAAGGATACTGAAGCACACCCGCCCGAACCATCGCCTCAACATACAAAGCCGACTGAATATTCTGAGTCTGCTTCTCCACCTCAGAATACTTACGAGCACTCGTTTTCCAATCCCACAAACCCGAAGGATGCACATAATCAATAGTACCCTCAAAGTACAGCTCATACTCATAAAGAGCATTCTTCACCGACCCGACATGCACAGCAAACTTATGCTCCGTCTCCCCACCAAGTGGGACGACGGGCAGAATATCACGAACCCAAGCAGAAGCCATCGAATGAATATGAGTATCCCACTTAGCAGGATCAGTATTCGTAACATAGATCTGCTTGTTTTGCGCCCACAAGTCTTGCTCAGCCGAACGAAACGCATGAACCGCATAATCGCCGGCATCGGCAGAATCAATCTCATTATTGAGAATAGCTTCAATAGCCGTATGGCAAGCCGTACCCATCATCGCTGAATCATTTTCACGACGCAACTCAGGATTTTTCTCCATGAGCCGAGCACGCTCAGGACACATCAAAGCATCATTAAGCCAAGACTGACGGACATAAATCTTGTCATCGTCAACAAAACGCATTAGAATCCAATCTGTAGATTGTGAACGGAACGAGCACACCCGACCTTACGGTCGGTGTGCGAGAGTATCCTGTGCCCCCCTCCGTAGGTTCCCCCCACGCTAGCACAGCTGTCAAGTATCGATCAAGTATCCTTGAGAAAACCCCAAGGCGACCAACCTTTGCCATGCTTCATGTGGGCGTAATTGTAAATAGCCAACCCGGCACGAAGATTAATTTCTGGGTCAAATAAATCCGAACGAGCGTTCAGGAGGTCCGCATCAGAAAGATACTTGACCCAGAAACCATTGATTTGCAACAACCCGAAACTACCCCCATTAGGGTCAGTAGGGTTATGCACATTGTCGTAACACCTTGATTCACGCCACAAAACCCGATCAAGCATCGGCAGCTGCTGGGCTGACCAGCCCACAGACTGCGCCAGATTCCACCACTCAGGACATTTAGCACTAACTGGCGGTTCCACCCGAGAATACTCCTCATGACGAGAATACGGGGTCAAACCATCCCACGAATCGATGGGCAGAATTGTGATAATAACTGCGGAAATCAAGGCTTTAAGCACCATTTACTCCTTTAGGGCGAGTAGAAGAGTGTCTTCCATCTCACGTTTCAATCGGGCAGCTAACGCCAGGTCATTATAGATATGCTCATATCGTAACCTGTCTGTAACATTCTCGAGTGTTTCCATCAACATTAACTTATGCGTCAAACCCTGAATAGCAGTACCCATCAAAGAAACAGCCACCCGAAGTTCACTTAAAGTTGCAGATATATCAACAGTGGGCTCTAATGGTCGAGCATCAATCATTACAACCCTTTTGCAACTCAGCCTTCAAAGCAAGCTGACGGAAATATTCAAACTCTTTGACAGCATCATACAACTCACCACCTGGCTCACCATCTTCTTCGTCAGTCAAGATTTGCTCACCACTTTCCTGAAAAATGATAGCGTTCTGATAACCATCGGAATCCTTGTACAACATCAACATAATTCGATGCTCTTCTTCTTTGTTCAGATCGTATGCTCTGCCCGTAGAAGTAATCAAAAAACCTTGATACACACTCAGACGATTAGCATTCTCTGTATTAAGAAGCGCATACGGATCATCCGCTGTGCTAATTGGCACGATGAACGGCGGCTCTGAAGAAAAAGTTTGAACACCAAAAATATGCGGCGGCGCCCGAAAAGCATCACCTTCGACTTTATTCAAACCCTTCAAAACATCATTAACGATAATTTCAAAGTCCTTTGTTGCTGACATGAATACCCAACTTTCGATTAGACCCACGATCCAAAGTGACACCACCCCAAATCCCAGATGAACTTGTTTTTATTCCATACTGAAGACAATCCTTACGCACCTTGCACATTAGACACATACGTACGGCTTGCTTCCTGTTACGAACATCCTCGCCCGAATCACCATGGTTAGGAAACCACCATCGAGTGGGACTGTTCTTGCAATTTGCTTGAGCCATCCATTCCTCACGCAAATGAGGAAAGGAAATAACTTCAGCATTAGACATCTTTTGCCTTCTTGAAAAGATTAGCAATCTGCTGAACAGCAGCATCCGCAATCAACGCAGACTTCTTATCAATCGCCAAATCAAACTCTGACTGCATGTTGTAGTTATCCATGAAACTGCGCATGAACTCAGAAACTTCCATGTTGATCATGGTACGGAAACGACTACTGTTCATCAAAGCCGAAGCAATATCTTCCTTGTTGAGATTTGTGTTTCGCTTCAAATACTCATTAACAATCGTCTGATGATCAATAGAATCTTCGATGCCCTCACGAATATATTCTTTGACAATCTCTGCTGTTTGGGTCTGGAAGTTTTGATCGTAAGCAACAGAATCAATCAACTGATCTTGAATCGCTTGCTTGAGCAGATCAATCATCTGAGCGTTGCGATACCAATCACCACGACTCATTTCTTCCTTGATCATATTGATTACGCTGTCTTTGGTGAAAGAATTTATTCCAGCTTTGACACGCTCATCAATAAGATCTTGCATCGTTGAATCCAACTGGACTGTTGCTTCAACTGGCTTAACTTTGATAGTTGGCATATATCCTCCTGTTATCTGAACTCTGCTAAACGCTTATACGGCTCAAAATCGAAATGCTCATACAACTCGTCCCAACATGTACAGTCCCACGAACCACAAAACAGGCAACAAGTACATGAAGGACAATGAGTAACAATCGCAGAAGCAGGAACAGTTTCCTGCAACTTGCATGTGTAGCAATCAATCAGCGACTTATCTTCGCTGATGTACGTAGTGAAAACATCAAATTGCTCGAAAATATCATCAATCCTAGATTCGAGTTTGTCATCACCAATCTCATCCCAAGAAGCCATAGCAACATCACCATCGGCACCGGAATACGATTCGATACTCCAACCACCATACGAACTGCCGTATGAACCCAACGAAGAATACACACGGCTGTACTCGTACGAATGGTTAGACCACCACATGTCCTTATCCCAATGACCATCAGACTCATTCAAAATATAAAAATCATATTTTGCATCATCATCAACAGTCAAAAAGACAAGCTTTGAACCCTTCGCCCAAGCCTCCAATTTCTTGAAGTACTCATCATCATCCAAAGCAGTAATGCCACCAACTGCCGGCATGATATCCTGGGCAAAGACCTTAGTATCCGAACGAACATCACCAGTGGGCATCTTCACCGGCAAAATACCGTTATGCCCCACCACACTAAGACGACTGTCACCTAGAAAAAACGGATGACAATTATTGATATTCGTAGAACCATGCGTGGCCCACCTAAAGTGGAACATCGCATGACCCGGATTAGATTTACGCAACTCAGTAAACTGATCAGCAACCTGATCAAAATTCATACCATGACCAGTAAGAATACGCTTACCAGTCGAGATAGCGAAACCAAAACCATCAGGATTATTGAACGCAGCGTTGGCAAAACGATCCAAATCCGGATCAACATATTCTGGAATAAAAGTTAACAAACACATACGGCCTCCTGATTAACCGATAACACGCTCAGAGATACGCTGCGCAAGAATTGCGTAACGATCCTTGAACTCACCTTCATTGACCCAAGCCTTGAAAGAATCAAAAGCAAGAGCATTATTCTTCATTACATCCACAGTCGGAAGAGCCGCCGTATACCTGTAAGCAGCGTCAGCCATCTGAATAGCAGCCTGAACAGTCTCGACACGCAAAGACGGACGGAAGAAACGCAACTCAATCGTCGCACGATTACGCAAATTAATCGCACAATAACGATTATCATTTATCGACTTAGCCTTAGCCATATCCATAAACGAATGCCCCGTCCGTGCGTCTTCGTCAAACCAACCCTGACGATTCAAGAAAGCCTTGATATCCCAAGACGCATAACCCGACTCACGACCAGCAAACTTGATCATCTCCGCAGAGTTCTTGTACATCAAATAAAAGAACTTAAACAAATGCTTCGGACCCGTAAACGCACTACGAGACATATGCAAATGCAAACCACAAGAACGACGATTCCAAGCCTTGAAACTCAGATCACTCAAACCAGAAATGGCTTTCCAATTGAAATTGTGCATATACCAATCCATAGTCATTGGCATCGTCACAATCTCGAAACCACTAGACAGCGAACCATCATGCTTCAAATAAACCTGATCTTCTCCAAGCGAGTTGTAAACATGATCCGCACCTTCTGCATACATGTATCCGCATGACTCGGTCTCAAGTTCCATACCGATATACAGTTCTGTCGGCTTGCTTTGCGAAACATACAAAGCCCCATCCTCAAACTTGTAATCCAAACCGCTTGGCTGAGGCCAAGTAACCTTGCCATGCAAACCTGAATAAAAGTACATCGTGTCCGGACGATAACTGTAATCATAGACACCGCAATCATCCATCATTTGACGCTCCTCATAGTAGCTTCGATCATCCAAGTGCTCGCCGTAGCAACCCTCACAACGCCATTCACCGTCATAATCCGATGTGTAACGATCATCCGTGTGATACGACTCACCACACCCGTAACAATCGAAAACATCTTCATCATTTTCCTGTGGCATTACACGCTCCTAATTTTTAGTAACCTACTTGACCTTCCTCGGGAAACCCTTGTTTTGTAAGGGTTCCAGCGGCTTTCAACTGATCAGGCGTCAAACCTCTCCGAACAACAAACTCAATGATCTCATCAATCGAAAAGTTTTCAGCCAACAACGGAAACTCAGACTCCAAATATTCCTTGAAATCAGAAAAATCACTTTGCGTCATTAGCATCCATCAAACGCATGTAGTAAAAACTACGCTTGTTCGCCCAATCATAATCAGCACGACACTCAACCGAAAAACCCAACGGCTCCAGATAAGACTCGAAATTCTTTTTCGTCTGAGAAAAATGATTGTAAACCGGTTGATGATTAGAAGCAGCCTTCTTTGGATGCGTATACTCAACAACCCGAACCCACTTAGACCTGTTACGACACAAAACCTCAAGCATCTTCGACATAGTAGAAATACGATGCTTTGGCTTTCTCATAGTTGGTTTAGGTTCCTCAAGAACTTCAGTCACCTTAACCCTAGGATTCTTAATAGTCATTACTTATTCTCCTTGTACGCAGGGTGATTACGCATCACCCATTCTTTTGACAACCGCATGTTCCGATATTTGCGTTCCGACAAATAATCCAAAACACAAATCAATAACGGAAACACAACAACCAAAACAAAAAACATCAACAAACCAAAAGACAAAACCCCAAACATGACCCACCCGATCAAAATAAACCCGACCCGAAAAACCCCTGGAACTCGATGAAAGGCGTGGGGGCTCGACGGTAGAAAGGGGAAGAACCGTCAAGCCCCCACAAGACCGGACAGCGAGAGAACCACCAACTCACTGCCCAGTCAGAAACACAATCGTTATCCCTTGAACTTGGTAAACGACTGTGACGCAACCCCAGAAGGTGGCTGGACAACCAACTCACGGTCGAAACGAATACGCTGTTTCGGATTCTCGTGAGCAATCATGTCGCCCTCAGCATTCTCCCAATGGGTCTCAAGATCACCAACACTCACAATGTTACGCACCCACAACGAGAAACCTGCGCTGATCTTGTTCTGCTTGATGAACTCATAATTCACCCAAGCCTCACGACGCACACCATCCTCGACGATGAACGAAACATTCGCATTAGTAGCACCCTGCTTACGAGGCGCATTCAAACCAGCGATAATCAACTGGCTGAAATCCGTTACATCAATCTGATCACCATCAATATCTTCAATGATGATTCTTTCCTGAACTGAACTCATATTCTCTCCTTTTTGTTTGAGATCATCTTGCCCCACGCCCTCGTGGGGGCAAGTGATCGAATGATTACTGTTTCTGTACTGCATCTTTCACTAAACTGAACGACCAACGAGCATCCCCATCACCCCACTCAGGGTCATAAACACGCTGAAGATCATGAGACAAATCATCATCATGCACAAAGTCACGATCAAACTCATTTATCTCATAAATATCTCCCACCTGAGACTCACGGCGCAAACCCTCCCAATACAACTCACACGCCTGCTCAATCTCCCACAAACTAAGCCCATCCGCAGTCAAGCCCTGCTCGGCAAACGCTCTGTGGAAGTAACGCTCAGTAAACGGGAAACGGTCATCGACGGGCGGACGAGAAGAATCTGCGTACACACGCCGTGGTTTATTGTTCAATGACTTAATAGCCACCTGAATATCCTTTCTGACGAGAGCGAACTTGGGGCGCCGACTAGGACGCCCCAAGAACGCTCGTTTTCTGTTTACTTTCCGTACATATCCAGTACGGCAACAATCTCGTTCTCCAAGGAACGAATCTTTGCTTGCGCTTCAGCGAACTTGACCATCCAATGCATTGACGCATCAGACAACTTTTTGTTGTTCTCACGCAACTCTTGGATAATCAGATCCTGTTCCAGAATCAGACGCTCCGTATCTCTTGGTGAATTCAACTCCCACACTTTCATTTACTTCCCCTTTCCTGGGAACATTAGATGAATAGAAATTGCGACCACAGCCACCCACACGAGGGCGAACTTTTGCTCATAGGACATTATCTTTGACCTCCTGTTGATCTCGCAGAATTGCCTCGTGAAGACAATCAACGAATCTTTGGAACATGACAGTATCTGACTGGTTTTCTTGGTAGCACCCATACCAGAATCTTGCTTCGGCAAGGCACACCTGAACGGTTCTTTCTTCAAACATAACTACCTCCTGATAGTTGGGCAGTTTAGAGACATGCCCAGGTCGACGGGTTAGAACAGAATGCTGGTTGGATCTGAAATGAACTCAATCATGACAGCCATGTCATCACCAAGCGACTCCAAGAACCCAAGACCGAACTCGTCAGCCACAGCATCAGCAGAAGTGCCATACAGCATCTCCAAACGCTCCATCAGGAACTCCTGACCAGCATCGTAGATCTCATGGATCTCCAACTCATACTCAGAAACCTCGAAGTCCGTATACTCGGACTCCTCGTGTTGCTGTTGTTCCAACATGACACTTACCTCCTGTTCAACTTCATCAATAAATGACATTGCTTTACCTTTCGTTTAGTGGTTGATAATTACAATTACAGTTTGATGACCGTGGCACCCAAAGTGTCACGAACAACTGACAGAACCTGATCCAGGTTTTGGGTTTCTTTGGTCAATTCGTTTTCCGCAGTCGCCAAAGCACTCTTGACAACATTGAACTGACTCATCAGAGTCCAGCAGGTTCGACGCAACTGATCCGCCGACATTTGCTCAATCTCCGAATTAGTAGGAACATGAATTTCAACTGACATAACTTACTCCGTTTCTTTAGTGGTTGATAAACGAGCAGTTTCAAGACATGCTCAGGTCAACTAAACCCTAGATCTCAGGCAAAGCCAGAATCTCATCAGCGTCAAGGTCCGGGAAGATCTCCCCAAACCACCAACGAAGATGAGCACCCTCACCAAAGCGAGAATCCAAACGCTGCGCAACAGCCTGCCAGTAGTCACAAGACTTACCGAAAGTGCCAGTCACGCACATCGAACACTTGTTACAAGCCAAAGGAACACTCACAACAAACTCCAATCTGAACGGTGGTTGAAAGAAAGAAACCCTAACCCCACAAGGGGGTTCTGATTTCATGACCATGAATCAGAACCCCCAAGAGAACACCTCAGGCAAAGATGCCGTTAGCGAAATCCGCAGGACAACACCACTCAGCCACCTCAGTAAACAGAGGATCCAAAGTGATCACAGGAATACCCTTAGACTCGACGGGCACAAACCCATCAACCATGACCGCTGTGCAAGTCTCACAAGCCCCACAAACAAGAACCTGATCAACATGGGTTGGATAGAAAGTCCCAGGCGTCTCACAGAAACAACAAGGAACAGGAAGAAGGTTCGCACGCTCCGCAAGGAACAAGTTGAACTCACTGAAAGATGAACTAGACATGATAATCTCCAATCGTGGTGGTTGAAAGAAACCATAACCCAAACAAATGGGTTCTGATTTCGTGAATACGAATCAGAACACATTCACCAAACACACACACATAGGCGACCACACAAACGGGGTTGACCTTTTACATGGGTGGGGGCACGGGTGTTTGTGCTGTTAGGTGGCGTTATGTGGGTGGTTATTGTGTTCTGTACCTGGTGGGGGGCATGGGGG